ACGGCCAATTCAACATCTTTTAAAGTCAAAGGAGCAGGAACTTCTGCTACTGGTTCTACTACAACTGGAGTTTCGACTACGGCTGGAGTTTCTACTACAGGTTCTGCGATGACAGGAGGGGATTCAATAGGAACATCGGACATTTTGTAATACGCGCCGATTATTCTCTAAATACAAATGCGCGCGTTCATTCTGCCATTTTTATTTAGTTTAGTTTCAGGATCGTGCTCTGATGGAAACGTGTCTCTGTCTCCCATGGGAGTCCTTCCTCCCTGCTACCTGGCGTCCGTAAGTTACCCTACAGCTAACGTTGAAGCCTTTGAAAGCTACTACTTCAATGCGTCTTCTACCGGTTCGTGGCTTGTAGGGTTCACGTTCCGTCAAGATCCAGGATACTGGACATTCAAAAATCCGAGCGTCACAGCTTCGGTTCCTTATGATCCTACCCAACTTCTACAGAACGCCAACTTGTCTCAAGGCGGACCCGTCGTGGTCAACGGAGCAACTGCGAGTGTTCCTACCGGTTACCAACTTTGGTACCAATCAGGTCAAGCGCCTCAAGCTGCGGGAACTTGGTCTACAGGTCAATGGTACGACGGTGCCGTAGGAACGTTTGACGGAATTTACCAGGGAATTTCGGTGAACCAAAACACGTTATACAAGTTATCGTTTTATTTACTGGGAACCCAAGCATCTGATGGAAACACTATTCAATTAGGTGTCTATGCTCTGCCTTGTGCCAACGTTTCAACTCCTCCTGCTTATTGTGTTCCCTCGTCGTTTCTTGGTATATCCGTAAACGTTCCCGACTCAAATTCTCCTTCTTCATCAGTTGGCGTTTCTTTGTCTCCCAGCAGATCTAGTATTGCCTCGTCTAGTGCTACTTCTACTGGATCATTTACAGGATGTGTTACTTTGTCTAGCACACCAAGTCCAAGTCTGTCCCTGTATGCTACTCTTTCGGCAACAATCTCAAACAGTTTATCTTCATCTATTTCGAGTTTTCCTAGCATGTCGTCAACTACAACTCTAACGAATTCGGGAAGTTTAAGTAATTCTATAAGTCTTTCATCATCAAACTCCATTTTGTGCTCTTCTTCTTATAGCGGATCTTCCTCTATTTCAACCACAATCAGTTTTTCGTCTTCTGTGACATCCATTGGATCACCTTCTTCTAGCGCATCTTCTTCCATTCGTGCGTCTGTTTCTGTAAGTAAATCCATAAGCCAGTCGCGGTCTAATTCAGGATCAACGAGCATATCTTCCAACCCTTCCATTACTCCTAGTATAAGTTCTTTGTTAAAACAAATGGACAGCTTTTCTTCTACTTCCACGCCTATGTTTATCGTGACTGCGTATCCTACAACTAGTCCAACTGTAAGTTCTTCCGTTAACGCTACAGGTTTGGTAATTATTGAGAACAATAGTTCTATGGGTACAATAGTCGGATTAGCCGGTGCATCTGTTGGACTGATGGGCGCATTCTTTGGAGTTTACTTAGCTCAGTTCTTACCTCAAGGAACATTGTCAAGATTCATGCCCCAAAACTTACTTAACAGTTTCAGAAACGATCCTATTGGATCAATAAGAAAATTAGTAAATATCGTCAAAGATCCAAAGAAAGCGATTACAGATGCGATCGCAAGTAATACCGGCATAAATTTAGACGGCAACGTAGCTGTGACACAGGACACTCCTCCAATTGAAACAAAAGTTGAATTGCCTCAAGTAGAAGATACTCCACCTCCTCCAGTAGTTGATCTTCTTCCTAAGATTCCAACCGTATTAAAACCTGCGTTTGGTATTCGCCGTTGATCGCTTACGTTTCTTAGGAGAGCAGTAAGGGCAGTCTCCTACGTCCGGCGAACATTTTTCGCATAACTTAATTTTCAATTTACGCTGACGACGGGTCTTCATTCTGTTTCTTAGGACAAGAAGAACATCCGGGTTTTGCGACCTTGATTTGGGACTGGATAGAGTATCCGTATAAAACAGCAAGAACGATTGCGCCAAGAACAGCCCACCACCACATTTATTAAAAATATACTAAAATTGTGCTTACATATATCGCGCGAAGTAATACAATGGGTATTCCTTTTTATTTTGCAAGCTTAATTAAGTCTCATCGTGGGATTGTAAACACAATCAAACGAGGAATTCCTTTAGAAGTAGATGTTCTGGCTATTGATTTTAATTGTTTGATCCATCGGTACTTGAAAGAATCAGACACGATAAAATCAGTTCTTGACGCACTAGAATACCTGCTTGAAAATGTGTGTAAAGCCAAACATGTGATTATTGCGATGGACGGTTTGGTTCCTTATGCAAAAATAGTTCAACAACGATACCGTCGTATGCGTATGAAAGAAGCAGAAGGGTTCGACAGAAACATGATTTCGCCAGATACGCCTTACATGCGAGACCTTGAAATTGCGTTGGCCTCTAAGTTTCCACATTTCACGTTAAGTAAAACTTCGTCACCAGGAGAAGGAGAACATAAATTAATTACAGTTATTCAAGGCATTCCTGAACCCCAACGTAAAAGTGTTTGTATATACGGACTGGACGCTGATTTGATCCTTATCTGTTTACAACATCGTGAGCTTTCCTCTCGTGGTAAAATGCACTTATTAAGAGAAAGCGCAGAATTTGATGATCCTGCCTTGAAACACGCTGAGTTTGCGACTTTGGACGTTTGGGCGTTGTCGGTTCAGTTACCTCTGCCTATCGAGCAGTATATGGCGCTTTCAATTATGTGTTTCGGTAACGATTTCATGCCTAATTTAGGTATGTTCTCGCTGAGAGAAGACGGGTACAATCGAGCTCTTCATTTTTATACGGACGCAGGATGTCCCGACTTAACCACCTCCATCGGAAGACATAAGTTTTTGGAGTTTTGTGCTTCAAAAGAAATAGAAGTTCTGAAAGAACGTATTGGACTAAGAAAAGTTCCTATTGAAAAAGGAGTTCTGGGAAAAGAGCAGTCTATGTTCTCAAAGAAGTATGGATTACATGTTTTGGACGGAGTTCGTGATATGAAACCGGTGGTTGAATCTTACTGGAAAACCTTTCATTGGACCGAACATTATTTCAAACACAGCGCCCCAATAAACTGGACTTGGGTGTATCCTTACGCCGACGCACCTCTCGTTTCAGATATTGTGAAATACGCTGAAACCAAAGTGGATAAAGAAAAATTGAACTTTACAATTGCCGACCAGTTACATTTCATTATGCCAAGCTTGGCACTGAAGAAAATGAGACGCAAAGTGAAATACGAAGACGAGTTTCATAACGAAGACGACAGGCATCCATGGTTAAAAAGACACGGATGGGAAGTCAAACCCCGAATTTCATTGCCTTGGAATCCTAGCGACCACCTAACGAAAGTCTCCCCCCTCTAATTTTGAAACCTACGTTGATTGGCGCACCTGAAGGATTCAAACCAGTTAAAGGAATTCCACGAGGTCCTTTTGTTGAGTCAATAGGTGTTACAATATCAGCTTCAGGAAAAAATACTTGTTGAGAATTGTCTCTTAAACTCCAATATTGTGAATCTATTTTCATCATTTCACGAACTGATCTACTCATCATGAAACTTTCTGGAGATATTTCACGAGTCCAGTTGTTGAGTAAGTATAATAAATATTGTTGGCGATAGTATGCGCCTGTATTTACCTGTGTATTGTTCTTAATTAGTTCTAGACAGTTTGCTACTGTTTCTATAACAGGTTTATCGAGCCTTTTGTTGACGGTATTATGCATGCGAACCACGCACAAAAAGAACTTGTACCTGCTACTCAACCAATCTGGGTTTCTTGACTTATACGACTCGAACATTATCGCAAAATGATTCTTACAAGAAGGACACGATATAGTATCTGCGTAATAAGTCATAAATCTACCCAAAATCTCCTTATCTTCTTTTGTTGGGTTGTCTGGATAATTCAGACTTATACTGTGTAAAGTCATCCACGCTAACGGACCCCAAACGTTCGTCATTGTTTAGTCTGAGGAAATGAATCCGGCCAACATTGCGCCACTCAACATTTCGCGCTTTATACGAGGAGGAGTTGACTCGTTTTTCAATAATCCGTGTTTTTTCACAAGATCGTCTACTTGCTTGTCTGTCATTTTTCTGACTTTGCGCTTGATCGTCTTTCTGCGTTGGTTTTCACCTTTGTCCGTAAACAACCGAATCGTGTGTCTACGCATGAACTTTTTCAATGGAGGAGGCTTGGCAGGGTCAGCTACAGGTTTGAGTTTGAGTGTCTTTTTCAAAACGCCTTTAGGGAACGTTTTCATGGATTTGTGTTTACGTGCAGCGCCTATAATACGACCTAAAGGCTTGAATAAAGAAGGTTTGGCTGGGTCTGGATCTTTTGTTTCAACTGGTTTTTGGAACAGAATCGTCAACTTTTGTGATTGTGATTTTGTCCGACATCTTGTCTCTTATTAAAAAACGGATAAATAGATTTAGGGCGAACAAGCTTTAAATAAATTACCATGGAGTGGGAAGCAATTTCAACATATTTTAAAAACGGAGTAGAAAAGTTGGTAGAACATCAAATTGAGTCTTTTGAAGACTTCATTCGTAACAAGATTCCTTTGATTGTCTGCTCTACAGCGCCAATCGTTGTATGGCACGAACAAGATGAAGCTACGAAGAAGTACAAATTTGAGTTTCGTTTATCGTTTGAAAACATTACTTACACGAAACCACGTATTCAAGAAGCCACGGGACGCATTAAACCAATGTTTCCTCAAGACGCCCGAACACGTAACTTTACGTATGCGGCCCAGATGTTCTCGGATATCCGGTTCACAGCAAGAACTTACAAGGCTCCGACATTCGTTGAAATGGAAGAAGAAGTGAAAGTGTTTGAAGGCGTATCTTTAGGCAAGATTCCAGTTATGCTTGGTTCGTCTTTATGTATCATGAAAGATTACCCTTTATCAAAAGAAGAAATCGGAGAATGTCCTTATGATCCATTTGGGTACTTTCTTATCCACGGATCTGAACGAACTATTTTGAGTCAAGAGAAAGTCGCAGATAATCAGATCATGCTTTTCTATAACAAGAAAACGGCTTCAAAGTACACTTATTCAGCTGAAATGAAATCCTTACATGAATCGTTCACAACTCCTCCTAAAAAATTAGAAGTTCGCGTATCTGCTAAGTTCAACGGATTAGGGTACCCTTTAACTATGTGCGTTCCCCGATTTCACGAAGATCTTCCTTTAGGCGTTATGTTTCGAGCTTTAGGCGTGGAAACAGACTACGAAATCGCAAGAATTATTTGGGGATCAGAATTGGACGACCAAAAAATTGATATGCTGGCTGCTTCGTTTTACGAATGTTCGGAAATCAAAGTGTATACTCGCGAAGACGCAATTGAGTACTTGAGTCATCATTTACAATACGGAACAACACAGGAAGACAAGAAAGCGTATGTCCGTTCGTTGCTGGATACCGAATACTTGCCTCACGTGAAGTTTGGAGGCGACAAGTCGTCTCATTCAGTCCTTGAAGCAAGAAAGGTTCTCTTAACTGGCTGGATGGTACGTAAACTTCTGTTGACTAAAATGGGAGTCTTAAAAATTGACGATCGTGATGCGTATCCTAATAAACGTGTCGTTACGACTGGTGCATTATTAACTCATTTGTTTCGTCAATTGTTCCAGAAAGTGTGTAAAGATATTCGTTCAAAGTTCGTTCATGAAGTGAATAACGATACATGGAAGAAACGCGAAACGCCAAGACCATTGGAAGTCTTGAACGTGAACAATCTATACAAGATCCTGAAAGTATCTACCATCGAAGGAAAGTTGAAACAAGCGTTGGCTACAGGTAACTTCACAGTGCAAGGGTTGGGAACGTCTACAGTTTCTACTGCTACGAAAATGGGTGTTTCTCAAGTATTGAATCGTCTTTCTTATGCGGCCACAATCAGTCACGTAAGACGCATTCAAACTCCCGTTGAAAAATCAGGGAAGTTACTTGCGCCACGTAAATTACACGGAACATCTTGGGGATACGTTTGTCCTGTAGAAACTCCAGAAGGTCATTCCGTAGGTATCGTGAAATCCATGTCCATGCTTTCTTCTGTCACCCAACATTCGCCTTCAGCTATTGTGATGACATTCTTAGAGAACCAAAAAGGTATTCAATGGGTCACAAACACAAAAACAAATTACGAAGGTGTTATGGTGATTTTGAATGGTGTGATTGTAGGATTTGTTAAAGATCCTAGCACATTATACACTGCATTACGTGAAGCTAAACGAACATTCAAGATTCATCCACAATCTGGCGTGTCATGGAACATTTACCAGAACATTCTGAATATTGAAACTGATGGTGGACGATTCGTGAGACCTTTGTTTCGTATTGAAAATGAATCTATTGCAAAATACCCTTCCGGTCCTGATTTAGAATGGAACGATTGGGTGAGATCATGTATCGAGTATATTGATCCTGCCGAAACTGAAACTATACGCATAGCTATGTATCCTTCGGAAATCAAGAAAGAACACACACACTGTGAAATTCATCCTACGTTGATTTTAGGACATATGGCTTCAAGTATTCCGTTCTCTGATCACAATCAATCGCCACGCAACACTTACCAATCTGCTATGGGCAAACAATCTATGGGTATCTTTGCTCGTAACTACGCCAAACGTTTGGACAAGAACGGATACATTTTGTGTTCTCCTATGCGTCCATTCGTAGAAACACGTATGATGAACATCCTGAAATCTCAGGACATGCCTTGCGGAGATAATATCATGGTAGCTATTGGAATTTACTCGGGATACAACCAGGAAGATTCAGTTATCATGAATCGCGGATCTATTGATCGCGGTATGTTCAGAACTCTGTATTACACGATTTACAAGGACGAAGAACATCGTAACGTGTCTTCAGGCAAGGAAGAAAAGTTCGCTAAACCACGACGCGAAAATACCCGAGGATTCAAGACTTCATCTTACCATGCAATCCAAGACAACGGCGTTCCAATTATGAATTCGTATATCGGAGAGAACGATGTAGTCATCGGAAAAGTCACCAGCTTGAAATCTGATCCTAACGGATACACTTTCCGCGATTCTTCAACTGTCCATCGCAACTCCGAAACGTGCAGAGTAGACGGAGTTTGGAACGAAAAGAATTCTGACGGGTATCCTTTCGTAAAAGTCCGAGTCGTATCTGAACGTGTCCCTGAAATTGGAGATAAAGTCAGTTCACGACACGGACAAAAAGGAACTTGCGGGATCATTTTGAACGAAGAAGATATGCCTTATACTGCTGCCAGCGGAATGCGACCTGATATTATCATGAACCCGCATGCTGTTCCTTCACGTATGACCATTGCCCAACTGATGGAAACAATGTACGGTAAAGTATGTGCAGAACGAGGAACTTTGGGCGACGGAACTCCTTATTCTCATCTAAAAATTGGAACTTTACGTGAACATTTACTTGCTTTGGGGATGCATCCTTACGGCAACGAACTAATGTACAACGGCCAAACTGGTGAAATGATGGAAGCCGAAATATTCATGGGACCCACATTCTACCAACGTTTGAAACACATGGTTATCGACAAGAAACATTCTCGTGCTCGTGGTCCAATTGTGTCTCTCACACGTCAACCTTGTGAAGGAAGAAGCAGAGATGGTGGATTACGTGTAGGTGAAATGGAACGTGATTGTATGTTGTCTCATGGCATTGCGATGTTCACAAAAGAACGTTTGATGGACGTTTCAGATCCGTTCAAGAGTGGATATTGTACAAAATGCGGAACTTCGGCTGTAGTAAATCCTGATGAGAACGTTTATCATTGCGGATCATGTGGAGTGAACACGCACTTTGAAATGAAAACTATTCCGTATGCTGTAAAATTGTTATCTCAAGAACTTGAAGCCATGCATATAGTTCCACGAATGGTGTTTGAATAGACTTACTTGGCGCTACTGTTGTAGATGTAGATTCTTGAATTAATACAATGAAGCAGTATATTGTTGAATTTTTAGGAACTCTTGTGATTGTTGTTTGTTTACTGGTAACAAATGCCAATCCGTTCATTATGGCAATAGTTTACTATGCAGTCTACACTATTGGAGAAGACGTGACTACTGGTCATTTCAATCCTTTAGGTGCACTGATATTTTATGCAGCAGGGCGAGTTCCTTTACATGAAACAGGTATGAACATTATAATACAAATGATTGCTTTATGTGCAGCTGTAATAGCTGTGATTCCAATAAGCGATACGATACAACGGCTGTAAAATGTATCAATAAAGTAATGGGGAAAACAAGAAGAAATAAACATAAAGTCGGAGGAGAAAAAATAGGTGAAGGAGTTCAAGGCATTGCTTACGATACAGGATGCGCCGTTTCAGGACCTTCTTTGTGTAAAACTCTAGATAAGGAAACAATTACACAAATAGAAATTTTCAAGTTAGACGGAAACACGGAGAAAGTTGTAGATCCAAAATTTATAGAAGACTTCAAAGAAAAAATAGCAGAGTCTCATGATTCTATTTCCAAAGTCTTTAAACCATCAGGATTTTTCCGTTAAGATCAACGAGAACCAACTTTTTATACGAAATCAAAGAGAACTTGAAAGTTCTTAAAGATTACGGAAAAATATCTTCTAAGCGTTATTTGACTTTAGCAGGATTGGATGGAATGATCGGCGCAGTGATCACTACTGCATCCAATACTTATCACGTTATATTCAACGAAAAATGTAATCCCCGTTACGATTTTGATGTTGAAAAGTTCACGTTAGATTTATTGAAGAGTTTGGAGAAGTATGATGGAAACCATAACGATATTAAGTTGGACAATATTGTGTTTTGTAATGGAACTTATAAATTCATAGACTGGGGAAAAGCAGGACCTAAAAATGAACTCATTGCAGGAAATTCAGCAACTACAAGTCCAATGAAATGGTATATTTACGGAGGGTATTCTAGTTTAGCTAAGAGATACTTTGCTTCTAAAATCAAACAGGAAGTTCGGTCTCATCCTGAATTTGCAGATACTTACAAAAACATACTAGATGAACTGGATACTGCTTTAGTTGAAACATCTAATCGAACTACGTTAATGAATAAATATAAAGACAGTTTTGACGTATTTGCATTAGGAATGACTATATTGTATGGAATTATTGAACATAAACTAGATTACATAAAATACCGGATTTTGATCCAAAGACTAACCTCGCTCAAAGATCCAATGAACCCTAAACAAGCACTTGTTTTTTCAAAGAAGTTTTTCAAAAAATTGTAAATGCCACTTTAATAGAACGAAACTAACTATACTAAATGAGTTTATATTTGTACGTGATTGATCCAGACCATCGCAAAGAAGTTCGTGAACACGTTGAAATTCGTCGTCCAACAGATTCAGGTGTAGATTTATTATGTCCTGAAACGACACTCAATTTCATTGAATGCGAATGTGAAACTAAATGTTCCGAAGAATACTGTCTTCCTAAACATTTAGGTGTAAAATTGAAAACCGGTATTGTAGCTGCTGCAGTAGATGTGTTAGGCAATCCTGCTCCATATTTATTGCTTGCTCGTTCGTCTACTTCTTTGACACCTTTGCGTATGTCTAATCAAGTTGGATTGGCTGACGCAGGATACCGTGGTGAATTGATTGCGAGAGTTGATTGCTTGGATACCAACTTGAAATCTTATCCTATCCGAAAATATCGTCGTTTATTTCAAATCGTTCAGCATAATTGGTTACCTTTCAATAATGTGTATGTCGTAGATTCAATAGACCAATTACCAAAAGCACCAGATAATCGTGAAGGTGGTGGCTTTGGATCTACTGGAAAATAACTTCGGTAAAAATAATGGCATTGGTATTTCCAGAAGTTCCTGTTCATCCTGTTGGTGTAAGTACATTAAACGAAACTATTGATGCTTATATTGACAAAATTGAAAGATTAGGAAACACTTATCCTGTTGGTGTATCATTTTTCAAAAATTTTGTCAGAAACATTAAAGATGGATACATCCACGTAATTCCTCCTGAAAAAATTCTAGAAGGCACAATTCTGATGAAAGCGTTTAATGCAAAAATAGATATCTTGTATAGCTTTAATGAATTGAAAACAGTTATGAAAAACTTTGCAACCAAACTTCTAAGTCTTGTTCCAGCGTTTCAAAGAAACGCTTACGAAACTAAACTTGTATCGATACTTAACTATCTTGCAAATAATCAATCTAGACGTATATTTACAAGTGGAAGAAAACGAACAAGAAAAGCACGTAAACAAAAACATAGAAAAACTCGTGGAAAACGTTTACATAGTTGAGTGTATGTAATAATAAAATGTTCGCAGAACAACCTTTTATGAGAAAGATCAGAGAAGTAATTTTAGAAGAAAAAGAACGTATTTGGGATGAACATGACCATGAAATTTCTAATATTCACGACCAAAACAAAGAAAAAGTTATGAAGGCTTGGGTTTTAGGATTAGTTATTGGTGGAGGTGTAGCAGCTCTTGCGACTTCTTACTTGACAATGTACGTCCACGCATTAAGTAAACACTAAAGTTGCTCTTTTTGATACCTTAAACGAGGTCTCGTATGAGCAATAAAGAAATAGCATCATGTATTACAGCTCCCCAGTAAGCATTATATATTGGCTGACCTAAACCAAATATCATAAATAAAATGAGCACAATTGAGCGCAGAAAAGTATTAAGGATGGCGTTCGCCGTCGGCCACAACCAAACGTTCATTTATCTATAAAATATTTTTTCTTGCTGTAGAGCATAAACACAAAATGGGAGGAGGTTTGATGCAATTGGTTTCTTACGGTGCTCAAGATATCTATATCTCGGGTAACCCACAAATTACTTTCTGGAAGATTCTCTACAAGAGACACACCAACTTTGCAGTTGAATCCATTGAAGTTACCTTTAACGGTCAAGCCGACTTCAACAAGCGTGTAACTGCAGTCATTAACCGTAATGCCGATTTAATGTACAAGACATACATCCAAGTTGTTTTACCAGCCATTTCTTTAACAAGCAACGATGGTTTCCGTTGGCTCAACTACATTGGTCACCGTCTCATCAAACAAGTTGAAATTGAAATCGGTGGTCAACGCATTGATCGTCAATACGGTGACTGGATGCAAATCTGGACTCT